TTAAGGCTTGCTCCGCCATCCGTTGCGCTTCCAGAAACAGCAATTAGGGTAATCTTCTCTGCTCCTGATAATGAGGAGGGATAAAACTCAAGAGTATGTGTTCGGTAAAGCGTAGACATGCGATTAAGAAGGCTTTGAAAAGGATTGTCGCCCTCATATAACCCCCCCTTGTTTCCATAAATTCCTCTCAATTTGTTTCCAGTATTTGTCAGGGTATGAGGAGCACCAATTGTCGTTGTGTCAGTGGAATAATTCCACGACGCAGCGATGGTATCCCAATAAAATAATGCACCCGCCTCGGCCTTATCTATGCTATCCCCTTTATACGCCCCCACGACAATATATTCATTTAGCTTGGTAATTGTTCTTGCTTTATATCCTCTTCCCAAAAGAATTTTATTCGGCTCATAAGTAGATTGATCAAAAACCGCCAAATATTGTTCATTACCGATAATCAATTTATCCTCGACTACGATCATGGGGTGGAAATCTTCATCAATTAATACTCCATATTCAATCGTGTATTGAGCATCTTCCAAGTCGCTACTGGTGGTCGTATTAATAGTGGTATCAGCCACAGTGCTAGTGACATGAAAATGATATGGATTACCAATAACTGTTCTAAGTGCAATGGCAAAAGTAAAAGTATTGTTTGCCGCTGCCGAGATTGAAGCGGTAGCAATTGTTTTTGATCCGATGAGGTTATTCTCCGCATCATGTACCGTCACTGTCACATTGCCTGTTCCCTTCGCCACAACATTAAATGTTATTTCTTTAATTGGATCGTAATTAGCTGTCCAAGTTTGTCTGTGGGTGGCCCCTTCATTGATCGAAGTTGGGGTAGTATAAGTATTTCCGGTACTTCCACCAGTATCTTGAATGTCAGTAATTGAACCATCCCACCATGAGGTTAAGGCATCGTCAAAAGCCGGTGTTCCAGATAACCGACCATATCTTCCCAATTCAGTTGCCAACGCGTAATATAAATAGTCATCAAAAATTTCCATTCCTTCTCCTGCGCCACCTGAAACTGTACGAATAGACGACCATGTACCACCAGACGTTTCTTTTGCAATTTTTCCCCCCAAGTCGTAAAAATATCTATTTGTGTCAAATGGGCTTCCGTCTACCGCCCAAACTACTAAATTATCCAATACACTTCCACTTACCTTTGATGCCGCCCTGGGCATAGTCATAAAGGAAGGATCTTGAAAAATGTCTAGGGTTATGTCTGAGGCTGAATATTCCGGCCCAATTTTAGTAAAACTAGAAATACCGCCTGAAAATCGTCTAAGCTGTAAAATTTTTTTAGAAATTTGGACACACCTCCTTAAAATTATGACCCCATGTCTTAATATTTTTTGGCATAGATTTTTAGGTAATTGTTTTTGTCCACAACCATGAAACATCCTTATCCGCTTTTTTCACAATATTTCTTTTTACCAAACGCTTATTTGAACGTGAGGCATATGTCTTTTGAACTTTATTTATTCCCGCTAAATACTTGTTCTCCCAATCATTAGCAGCGTCGCGGTCTTTAAGCGGGCCTCGGTAATAGTCGGAGGTAACACCATAACTGAGAAGAATGTGAGCCTCTTCGGGGAGTTCTGGGGACTCTCCTATTACATAGGATAACGATGAGCCAGAACTACCCTCAAAGACGCTCTCAAGCTCTATATTACTGGTATCTGTAAAAGATGCAATGCGATACCAATATCCATCAGCATCGGCCTTGAACCATCGGCCAACCATGCCCACCACAAAACTTGTACCAGAATGAGTCACGGTAGCATCATTGTTGGCCACTGTTACTGTCCCGGTGGTTACATCATCATTAGTCAAATTTCGATCTCGATAATGCGATCCAAAATTTATTGTATAAACAGCGTCAGGAATAGGCCAAAGCCCGAAGTCGTCTCTGCGAGGGAAAATATGAGTCGGATAATTTTCCAAAGTAACATAATTAAGTAAATCCCACGTTTGTTGAGAATTAACTACCACCAAAGGGATGTTTTGATCACCAATATCAATATTCACATTTTCAATATCAAGTATTCCCGGTGGATTGTGATAATACTGTTGACCATCTACTGTCGCCGCCGTTTGTGGGGGAGCTTCGGTTTTGTATCCAGCCAATTCAACTAACAAATCTTGATATCTAACCCCCAAATGCCGAGAAAAAAAGGCCAAAAGGGTGGTATCGGTTGAACCAGAATTACCCGTATTATCTAAAAAATCAGTTTGTAATGAGGTAAAAGTCATCCGAGCCATAGCTCATTATAACATTTCAAAAATTAGTCCCTACGGCTACGCCAGGAGGATAAATCATGCCCGGAACGTGAGTGGCCGTCGCCCCCCCAGAAGTATTATTTACTTTTCCTATTACATCATCCTGATCATGGACGATAAACGGATCATACATAATTAAACCGCTTGGGAAATGATCAGGAGAAAACTTGTTGGATAATGCAGTAATTTCGGTTGAGTTCAAAACTCGGTTCCAGATGGCAAATTCCGCAATATCTCCCTTCCAATAACGATCATTAAAACTATTTTGCAATCCCACTAAAAAATCAAAATTATTACTAGATACATCATTAAAACCCACCCCCGAACTAGCAACACTACTACCATTTTTATAAAGAGTGGCGGTTGTTTGAGAGTCTAAAGTTAAAATCATACTTAGCCAATTTCCCTGCTCACCATTAAAAAAAACACTACCATTAATAAATGGAATAGTATCAGCAATATAAATTGACAAATTATCATCACTACCATTGCAAAAGGCCAAAACGCCCGTGTTATATGGATCATCTAATTTGCAAAATAACGCACTTCCATCGGCATTTCCCACATCATCATTTTTGCACCAACAAGCAATAGTGAGGGTATTTGCTAACCAGGAATCTTGGTCGCCAAAATTAGCGGTTTCTCCGCTTGAATTGAAATTAATTGCCATATTATGCAAAAGCTAAATTTGCCGATCCATAATAATTAGTTCCATCCCAATATAAACTCACAATGTCGGTACCACTAGAAGTCCAGGGCGGTTCTACTCCGCCAGACCACAGAACAGTGCCAGGCCAAGTAATTGTATGTGCTCCACCATTAACTAATTTCAAAATTAAATTGCATGGCCCATCAGGAGAAGTAAAAGTATAAGTGACATCATCTGTTACTGTAGATTTATGCTTATTTCCAGTTGTCCAATTAATAGTGTCTGCCGTACTTGAATTACCATCATCTATTTCTTCATCAAAATATGAATGTTTATTTACCTTCAAATCAACTACTCTACCAGGATTTCTTGTTACATCACTACTCATGGTTAATTGTAATAAAGATAGCGTACCCCTTCTCCGCTTACGGTCGAATCAACATAAATATTTGCCAGATTGTTACTAAAAATATTAATTGAATCACCAGCGTATAAAATGATGCCTGTTCCAGTGGCCTCAGTTGCATCTACCCCAGAAACACCAATAGCAATTAATCCTGTATTATCGGTTTGAGCTTGAATCACTGCCTTTTTACAAGCAGTTGATCCAGCCAGTGCTTCATCTGTTCCGGCGGTTGTTACGGTTTTCACGCCATCTCCAGTTAAAGTCAATCTATCGGTATTAGAATCAATTGCATCTAAAGCCGCATTGTCTGTTGCAGATAAATTGGCCGTCACAGTTCCAGAAACAGTAAAAATAGTAATTTGATCGCCACTTTCATCAACAATTACCACATCCATCGGATCAGCATTGGTTAATTGTCGTCCAGTAATAGCCAGCGGACTGCGAGTGGCTTTGTCCGTGGTAGAGTCAACAACGACGACACTGGGAATGAAGTTGGTCGAGCGCGATTCTGGAGTCGGCATAAACTAATTATACCTTATGAAGAAATCATAGAACTTAGCTTATTTATAAGCTGAATTTTAATTTGTCCCTCCTGACTACCAACACCTGCTGGAGTAGGATGAGTGCTTACAATTTGAATTAGATTTTGTAATTCCTCTTTAGTTAATTTAATCTCCGGTTTCTTTTCTTCTTTTGCCATTTATACCCCCATTTCATGTAAACCATTAAGTTCGGCTGTTCTGGTTTCTCTTACCTCATCTATTCCTCCCTCATCACTTACCACATAAAAAGTATTAGCATGATCTTTAATTGTTTTGGTAAAGTAATCCAAGAGAATATTGGCCTTCTGTTGAGTTGTCAGTTCGCTAAATTCAACCAAATCTTCGCCGTTGTAAATATTGCCGTAACCTGCATTGTAAAGATTATGAGAAGCCCTGCTTAAAATGGTATTCATCTTTGTCTTCTCGGCTATCCAAGTGGCCGTCAAGGTAGAATCGGTAGCTCCTATCTCGTAAGTAATTGCTTTTGAAGCCATAAGTTATTATATATTATTTCTTAATTGAATGCGGCCCATGTTGCCGGTGTTCCTGTTGCAATACAACCATAAAACTTATTATCTGATGTGTTATAAACTATTTCTCCCTCTGTCCCATCTGTTGCCGTCATTGGCCCCGCATCTGTTACTTGCTTTGGAAAGAATGATCCTCCGACAAATGTCCAATCTCCACTCATTTCCAATGCACCATCAATATGCCACTGCAGTTCATCTTCTTGCCATTCAATGTAAGCATCATTGCCGCTATCAGCAGTTATTCTTGGATCACCCGAACTTCCATCACCCAGAGTAAGATTATTTCCAGTAATAACAACATCTGCATTAAATCTATGAGCTGTTGTAGCCAGATAATCCATATATCCATCGTTGAGTGAGTCTATGGCTTCATTCCCGTCTGTCTGGGTAAAAATAACTTTGTCGCTAAATAATGCTCCACCTGTGGGGGTTATATAAGCTAGAACCCCGCTGGCACTATTTTGCCACTCGGTAATGTTTGTCGTTTGCGTAGCGTTAGCCCTGATTATTGTTTGAATACGGTCTGCACTACCTACTATTGAGAGTTGATCACCTAGTCTATTTAACCCTGTATTGGTGTAGATGGCGTAGTTATTAGTGGCTAAATTAAAATTATCAACATAAAGACCATAACTATTTGTGTACCCGACCAATGATCCCGCCCGTGTAGGTTGAAAAATCTTGAACCCAGCATAATTAGTTAATGTCGCAGTAGAGTTATTGTTAAAATCACCATCAGTCGCCAGACCAGTTAACCAGGAAATTGTACCTGAAGCCCCACTTCTAATTTCCACTCTTGCTTCCAATCCGACTAACCCTAAGGCATTAACTGCCCCCGAAGAAGTCCAGTTTTGAGTATTATTACCACCAAGCCAAGCCTCAGTGATTAAACCTATTTGTTGAGAGGCAAAACTGGCACTTGTATGCGCCGCTTGTAAAAGGATATCTCCAGCGTTTCTATAAGCCGCTGCATTGGTTGAAACCCGATAAACTCTAAATAAATGAGCTGGAGCAGTAGCATCGACGACAGTATCACGGACATACATTTTACTGGCGGAAGCCGCAATATCATTATCTCCGATAAATAATGCTCCGCTTCCGGTAATTCCCCCATCCACTGTCCCCGCTGAATTTTGAAATTGAATCCGATGGTTTGTCTGGGCGGCATTAGCCTGAACAATCAATTGTTGATCGTCAGCCGTCCCTTTAATATGTAATTTACCTGCTGGGGTAATTGTTCCAATCCCGACATTCCCGCCATCTTGTATAAAAATTCCTGCTCCTCCATCATCATAGAGCTTTAGGCCGTCACCGTCTCTGGCATTAACTTGATCCGTCCCCAGAGCGGCTCCATCATTCATTGTGTCACTAGCTTTTTCTACCCAGATATCACCAGCACCGCCAGCTACTAATCCTAAAGAAGTTCTGGCAGTTGCTCCGCTTTCTGCTACCCAATTTATACCATCACCCACAATAAAATTACTATCTGTGGGAGTAAGTGCGGCAATATCATCTAAATCATCATCCCAGGCTTGCACATCGCTGCCAATAGCCACACCCATTCCCGATCTAGCATCGGCTGGCGAGGTGGGATTATAGTTGGTTCCATCAGCCATTAAGAAATAGTTGGCGGTGTTAGTAACACAAAATAAACCATCATCAGGGATAGTTAAATTGCCGGTCAGGTTCAGATTAACAGTGTAAAGTGTATCGGTTCCAGCCTGATAGGTCATGCCGGTATCACTGGCGATAACACCCCCATTAGAGAACAATACCTCAGCATTAGTTAAACCAATATCTACATCACCAGTAGTTGCAATATTGGCACCTCCAAAATCAAAGATGTTTTCACTTTCGTCAAAGGTTATTGTGGCATCATTGTCAGACCCCTTAAAAGACAACACAATATCTGTAGCGGTATCATCTCCTAGAGTAAATAAATGACCCTGCATAGTTAAGTCATCGGTGGAGGTTAATTGTTCCGCAGTAACTATGCCAGTTGTTGTTAAATTTTCATCTCCAAAGTCTATCGTACCCGTAGAATCAATGATTGAGCCAGGAGTGAGGGTCAGCGTGTCATCAGCAATATTACTAAAAACAAAATTATCATTAGCTCCGCTTATCTTAAATTCAGTATATGCTCCGGCGGCAGTGGAAGAATCCAAATACAAATCGGCGGGAACATAAGCTCCAGAGGCTCCATTTTGCCTTCCATAGATTCTTGCACCAGCGGCAAAGGCGGGTGTGGTATTACAACCTTCAAACTGAATAATACCCAACCAATCACCATTATCGGTTTCCGATAAAACCGAGATATGATCTGATTTTCTTAATCTGAGTCTTGAGTATTTCTCCGACTCATTATCATAAGTTTCAAGAAATAACCCTGAATCATCATTTGAAACCGTAATTTGAAGCGGTTGAGTTAATGGATCATTTGAGCAATCAAGCATTAAATATCTTGTATCTAGGGTGGTATAAAGAGAAGTGCCATCAATTAATACTGCTCCAGTAGTGGGATTGACAGCAATTAAAGTTGGAGTAGATAAATCTACCGAAGAGACACCAATAAGAGTTGGTCTATTATTAGCATCTAAGACTGATTTGCCCATTTAAGCGATTTCAACAATAATTGCATAAGTGGCGGGATTAACTGCTATCGTTACGGGAGTTGCTAGATCAATGCTACTAACTCCAATGAGGGTAATTACATTGTTTACATCGAACTGTGCGATATTTCGGATAACCATAGTTAATATTATAACTTACTGTCATTCTAGCATTTTATTTAACTTCTCTAATTTTTTCTGTCGCTCTTCCTCTATCAAATCTATTTTTTTCTTGCGATCCCGCAGAGTTTGTTCTTTTCTAGCAACCAAAGCCTCCCGTTCAGTAATTAATTTGTTCTTTTCAGTTAATTCTTGCTCATATGTTTCCAATTCCTTTTCTTTTGTTTGTAATTCTTTTGCTTGTTTAAGCTTTTTATCCAATTCTCTTTCAAAAATATTTAGCTCCCGCACTCTCTTTTTGTGCGTTTTGTTTTGCGCCTCAAAAACTTTAGCCGTTTGTTCATTCTGTTTAGATACTGTAACCAACGCCTCTTGTTGCTCAGATACTTTTTTTTGCAATTCTTTTAACTCTGCCTCTCGTCGCGAAAGAGCTGTTGATTGCTGATTAAGAAGAGATGCTCTTCTTTCTAAATTGACAGAATCAGCCTCGAATTGCTTAACCTGATCAATCAAATTGGAAAATGTCTGTATATCATCGGTAAGTCTAGCGATTAATCGTGTGATGTCCATTAGATTTGCGGAATTATCTCATTCAATAATTTTTTCTTTTCATTTGGATTAGCATTTATCAAAATTCCATTTAAATTTCGTTCATTAATTACAAAATCATATAAATGCTTCGACACAAAATCAAAATACTTTTGGGGAATTTCCACAATTTCTCCCGCTGGAATAGAAAATGTTTTGGGATCATCGGTTTTTGATCCGTAAGTAACGGTGAAATCTTCACTCAAGATTGGATTTTGAAGATACTTTCTACTTTCCATTTTCCAACTCTTCTAACCGTTTCAGAATTACCACTAAAATCTTTTTGATGGTTTTTGTGTTAAACCTAGATTCCCGATCAAAGGAATCAAAAAACTCATCCCATTCTCCTTCACCAATAACTACTCCAAAAATATCGCCAATTTGTCTTCTGATTAATTTTTTATTCATCCTTGTAGATTAATTTTCGCTATCAATTCTGCTTTCTTGTCTGTTTTACTTTCGGGTATTCCCTTTTCTCGTGCTATTTTACGCAGTTGGGGTTGTTTTAACTCTTCAAGTGGAGTCTTTGGTGAACCGCTAGGTGTTTCAATAATTGGAGGCATGTTAGAATTACTCTCAAGAGGTTCTGAACTCAAAATTTTACCCATTAATTGTTCATGTGTGGTTGGTTTTTCTTCTCTCTTCACTTTGTCTATTTTTTGCATCCCATACTCCTTTACCAAACCGACGTAAAGCTGTTTATATACTTTCATTCTCGCCTCCGCACTCCCCGGCCCTTCAGTTAAAGCAAATTTTCCCTCCAAAACATGTTGTGTCTCTCCTGTCCATTTTTCCATCGTCTTTTCTCCTCGATCTTCTCTCCTTTTGTTTTCTTCTTCAATTAATCTGTTTTGTTTCTCTCCCAAAATTAAATCAGTCATTTCTCGCAAGTATTTATCCACCTTGTAAGTTTCCACGTCAGCGGTTCCTCCCGCTGGTACGACATCAGTAATATATCCGTCCCAAACTATTTCAAAATCGGTATCTCTTGGGTTTCTAATACGATGAACGTCTTGAGCTTTTCGGGCCATTTCTCTGTGAACCAAACTTTGATCTTTAGATTGAGTAGCCATTAATTAATATCTATTTTTGTTTCACCATTTACAGCTTTTTCTTGATTTTGTATACGAACAAATTGTAACGTAAACACCGGAGGATCAATTACCATGCCGCCGTCTTCCATTCTCCTTATCTTCTGTGGTTGCAAATTAGCCTGAATATCAATATTTTTCTTTTTGAAAAAATCTTGGATCTCTTGTGTCTCTTTTGGAGTTAGCACGCCCCCTGCTGTATTTTCAGCCATATATGAGAGAGTATATCACTAATTATTCTTTTTCCACAATTTCTATTTTTACAAGAGAATAATTGAGGGCATAAATTCGCTGAAGAATAGCATATAAATCGTTAAGCAATCCAGACTCAACAAGTTTTAATATCGGATCATTCGAGTAAAGGAAAGACACCTCCCCGTCCCCATCAAACTCAATTTCCCCCTCAATGGTTTGTCCGTTAAATTGAAAATCAAGATTATGTGTAAATGACATATTAAACCACATTATATCATGCTGTTGATCTTACGTTTTACACAATCTTCTTTCTTAGGAGTTGTTTATGTCAAGGCTCAGGTTACGTTATTTACAGACAGTCCCGCATAAGTGCCAGGGTTTGTATCAACTTTTGGTTCAAAATATAAAATGTTAGAAGCTACCGCCTCCCAATCATCAGCCCCAATTGAAATTTGGCTACCGCTCATTATCATCCAAGCCGAGGCTGTTTGTGCTGAAAGATCAAAATTAGCGGTAATTTGATCAGCTTTATTCGTCCACTTGGCAATCCAAGTACAATTATTGAACCAATTAAATCCAGAGCAACCAGTGGTTCCAGTAGACTTAACATGAACTGGGCCAACATTGTCTGCGTTCATCATAAACAAACAATCATGAAAAAGATTTTTGCTTGATCCTACAAAATCAACTGTGGCATTGGTGGTTGAGCGCTGAATGGTATCGTTGCCAAAAACGCAATTGCGGTAGGTATTCTCATGTGAACCGGTCAAGGTTAAACATCTTGCGGTGGCATCATCTCCGGCAGTAGCATGTCCAATTCCCTGAAAATGGACGTTTTCAAAATAATTTCTGTCTCCGGTCATATTGACCAAAACATCATTTGAGGCTTGAGTTGTTTCTAATTTAATATTTTTGAAGACACAACCATTGGCCGAAATTGTAAGACAAGGATCGGTTGAATCAGTTGTAAAATCCACTCTTGCTCTGGGCCCGATCATAGTCGGAGCAGCATTTCCAATCAAGTGACAATAATCTTTATCCCAAGTTACTGCTGCAGCATCGGTTGTGGCAGCAGTTCCTCCTGAAAGTAAAACTATAACATCGTGGTTATAAGCTGTAAGTAGTGCCTCTGCAGCGTAAAGGGTAGCTTTTGCATCAGTTGGTTGTCTACCCGCATTGGTAGTATCATTTCCATTAGTAGGATCAACATAAAATATTCTACCTATATAGGGAATACCAAGTTGATGTTGAATCTCACGAGCATTATCATCTAAGCGAAGACTTTGAGTCACTAATACCATAAATCATTATAACATTCCGAAATCACTTTAGATGAAGACCTCACCCGAAACCAGCCCTGCGCCCACACCTGTAGAGAAGGTTCCGTAATTGCCAGCGGCCCACACTGTTGTGGGAAGTTTGCCTGCTGTGCCGGAGGCTTCAAATGTTACTTCAGTCTCACCCTCTGCCACTAACGCTCCAAACATGTTTCTGGTAAGCATGCCACCGTCTGCGCCAGTTAAATCAAAAAATCTTACAACTGATCCTGAACCGATTGCAGGAAGTGCGCCAAAAATATTTCCATCTATAGTTAATCCCACTCCAAATCCTGAACCTCCAGCACCATAAATATTCACATCGGTATTGGCTGCAACTGGAGAAAAATAATTATCTTTAATTACAACATCTTGCGGAACTGAGTTTGATGTGTCCAAAAGGACAACATCCGCCAAATTTTTGTAAAATCTGTTACCCTCAATCCTTATTTGCCAGGGAGCACCAGAGAGAACAATTGCTCCGCCAAGCCTTCCGTCTGTGGCGGATGAACCCCTTGCGTTTTTGAAATGACACCCAAAGATACTTCCACCAAATGAAGCATAAGTTGTACCACCATCGTCAAAGAATTTAACCGCGCTTCCCGTTGCTCCTGCGCCGTTGAAACCTAAGTTAGCGAGCATTACTCCAGGGGCCTGAATGGAAACGATTGGATTAGTGGTGGTCGCTCCAACTTTAAGTTGAGGAAGACCGCCTTGAGTTAAACCTCTGGAAACTCCAATTACTGAAACCTGTGGGACATCAATGACTAAATTCATTGTGTAGCTTGTGGGATCTGTATCTGTTTTAGCCATTGTGCGAGCTGCAACGTAAAAAACATCTCCGGCAGACACCCCTGTAATATCGGTTAAATTACCATCAAATTGCGTTTCGCTGAAAGCGTCTTCCCAGCTTGTTCCACTCCCATTTGTTGATTTGTCTCCATCGACAAACCAAACCTTACCACCTTCGACTGGGATATTCGGTGTCACCACATCTTCTCCGGCGTACCATTTAGCACCAAGACCTTGTGGCCCTGGATAATGCTGTCTCATTTTAGACATCTTTGTTTTCCTTCCTATTTAATTGTTCGGCATCATACTTTCTTTTTGCCGCCATAAAATCACCATAATCCCCGTATTCACTTGCTTGGGAAGCTAATAACTTTTCTTTTTTTGGTTTTCTTCCTTTTTTAGCCATTTTATTAAAAAATCCCTCGCAAAGAGGGAAACTCTCTACGACTCTACCTTTCGGCAATGGACTCCTTTTACAGAACCAAGTCGTTAATCTAGCGTCCAATGTACAAAGCCCATTGTGCTATCAACCGATGCTACCTCTCTGCTCCACCCGATTCCGTTAGCACCATCCGCGCCTGCTGGCTTTACTGAGCCTGCTACTGCCGCTGAAGGCACAATTTGGGTAACTCCATTACTGGTGTTAGTCCCAGTGTCAAAGAGAGCTACACCATCACCGCCACTTTGAATCCATCCGTGATAGTTTGAGGTAGTAGCATAAAGAGCTGCTCCTACTGCTCCGCCTGTTTGAGTGGTTGCTGGATATTGGATAACTCCATCATATGAGTTTATTCTTACACTTACCTGAGAGCTAGTTGTAAGTGCGATTTTAAGAGGTCGGTCTACTGTAAAGTTACAACTTCCTGTAGTAGATGTTTGCACTTCGTGACTTAGAATTCTAAATAGTTGGCCGATCCCAGTTGAGCTTTCAACTACTAGCTGGCCTCCGTCAAATTTATTAGCAGTTACTGCCGTTCCTCCAAGAGTTACTGAAATCAAGGTATCTCCGATAGCTGCTGCTGTATCTACAGCCATGCTTCTAAAATTAGTATCTTCTGCTGGCTCCTGTAGAAGATTACCAGTTACTAAAGTTGTACCAAATTGTACATATCGGTATTTTGAACCCCATTCATCAATCGCCAACTGTCCAAGTCTGTGCAGTGCGCGTTGTGATTCGTTAAATAAATCCTGTTTTATTGTTGTTATCATGTTTTTATTTTATCAGATTCCGGTAATTCCTGTTCCTTTACCATTGTGCCTGAATGATTTTGGAACTAGCTGACCGATTACCGTAAAGAATCCAGCCATTCCCAATTGATCAGGCATCATTTCAAGCGGCTTATAGAACCAACCATTGTATTCACTTGGCATCGTGTCTGCCCCCACTCCCTCTGTAACCTTAGCCGTACCCAAATTGACTTTTTGAACCTTACCGCGATACTTGGGAGGGACTACTGTTCTACCCATCCAGTCAAAAGTGTTCTCGTTAAGCATGTACCAGTAACCTGAAGTGGCTGCATCGTCTTTAATTACTGGTCGTCCTCGATAATCAAGGGATGTAAATCCAAGTCGTCCCTGCATATCTCCTCGGCTCATCGCTTCATCGCCGCGAACTGGAAGAACATTGTAATTATTTCTCAACTGAGGAGCAATTAATTGTCCATAAAGACTCCAATCAGCTTTTGTGGTTACATTAATTGTTGGTTCTGAACTTGTAAGTCCTGCGCTGGAAACGGCATCGTGAAGAGTATCAAGCTTGGCAAGAGTCATTGTTCCCCAAGCTGTAGAGGTTGCATTTAGTACTGAGTAGGTGGTTCTTGATTGTCCTCCGATAGTTCCCACATTAGTTCCATCGTCAACGATTGCCTCAAGTCCAAGCGGTTGATTAGAAGAACCAGTGCTAGAAAAAATTACTGACCCAATTTCCTGTACTGCTTCCTGCGCTGCATCTTCGTAGTTAAAGTCATCTACATCAATCGTGCCCGCAGAACCAGCATTGGCTACGCTTTCAAGGAAAATGGAAACATTTGGCTGCACCCCTGCTGCATGCCTATATACTCCAACAATTGTCGTGTCGGCAGCGGCAAGATCAATGCTTTCCAAAGCCGTTACCCATTGGAACCTACTTGAAGTAGAAACCTTCATGGGTACTTCGTAAGATTTTCCTGAAGGAAATGGCTTAGCCTTACCCATAAGACGAGAATAATACGATCTGGAGTTCATTACTTGGTCAACAACTTTAGCGTACAATTTACGCTCTGTCGTACCTTCTACTCGTTGTGTGTTCTGGATTCCGTCTACTGCCAATGTAATATTTTTTTCTAAAACGCAAAAAACCCGACCCCTTTCGGTAGTCGAGTATATTCTCGTTAGATAAATAATAGAAGATAAATATTTACTTTGTCAAGTATTTAAACGAGCAAATTCTCCATGTAATCTAATTGCAGCCTCATTATAAGATATTTTTGCCTCTTTTTTGTTTTTGAAATATCCCAAAAAAACATTTTTTTCACTTCCCATCCTTAATTTGATCAATTGATTTGTTGTGAATATCCCAATATGAATAATCATCGCCACCTGACTGTTGACTTACTCCCTTCTTACCAAAACTAACAGGCGCATCGGCTCCAGGTGGTTCTGGGTCTTCATAATGCTCGTAGTAAACCAATTTAATAGAAGTAACTGGCTGTTCCCCCTGCGCCTGTCTTTTGTCACCAATTTCTTTCATCTTCCCAAATAACTTAATACGTGCTTGTTTGCCTGGATCGTTAGGATCATTTTCATCTTTTATGGGGGGGATTTTGCCGTCTTCCTCCAACTCTTTCAGCTCATTATCCCAATAATCATTCCATTTTTTGTTTTCTTCTTTCGCCTCTCGTTCCTGTTCTTTTTGAGACTCGGCAACCTCTTTATCCACCTGCTCTTTTTTCCAGATTGCTAAGTCCGCCGAATATTCAGCTATTTCTTTGTAACTTTTGGGATTTCGGTTTTCTTTTTCCCAGGGAGGAATCATCCCCTCCTCTTTTGCCTGTTTTCCATCCTTCTCATCCATTCCCAGAGCTTCAGAAATTTTACTTAAAATATTTTGTTGAGTTTCGCTCATCACGTTCTGCTTAAACTCTTCTAAATCAAATTCCTGTTCTGTTTCTTCGACAGGAACTTCTTCCTCTGGGGGTGTCTCAGTTTCTTTTTCCTCTTCCTGGGGCTCAACCGACTCTTCTTCTAATTTTTCCGTTTGCTCTTCTTCCTGTACTTCTTCTTCGACCTGAGCTTCCTCTTTTACTTCTTCTGCTGGAGTTTTTTTGTCATCAGCCATACTATTTTGTATATATATTTTGCACTATAGCACACAATTAAGTATTACGCATCTTTTGCCCGCTTTCAGAAGCATATCTTGCGCGTACCGAAGCCATTGCCTTGTCTTTAGAATCGGATTTACCCACTACTTTTCCAGTTGTCTTTTTGACAATTAACCATTTCCCGTTTTTTCCCTTTTTTACTTTCCAAGGCATATCAAAATAATATCATAAATTATGAAATCTTCCCCAATTCCAACGACTAGTTTCCCACCAATTAATCCTTCCTTTGGCTAAAGCCAATGCCGCCGCTCGTGCATTGGCCTCTGGATTGGTTTTGGGAGTGTTTTCAGGTAAACCAAGCTCTTGCATCATTTGTTTCCAAGAAGAATCAATAAATTGAAATAATCCTCCGGCAGAGCTTTCATTGCTTTGTTTACTTGGATCAAGTGAGCTTTCTGCAAACGCAATGTCTTGAAGGAGATCAGGGTCAACACCAAATTCCTGAGCAGCACTTTGAATTACGTTTTTAACTTGTTGATATCTTTCTCCTTGCAACTTCTTGATTTCTGGGTTTTTACCTTCAACCTTTGGTTTTGGGACTACTTGCGGTGCTCCTGCCACAGGAGATGGACTTATTGCCGGCTCTCTGTTTGTAAAAATGTCAGATTCAACCGCCATTTCAGGAACCTGATCGCTTTTTAATCGTTGCGCAAGATATTGAGGGAAAGCAGCCGCCTGATCTAAAATATTGGGTCTAATTATTTTGGTTTCTTTAACCATTCCTCCCCCTGGTTGTGATTTAAATGTTGATTCTTTTTCGCCAATAAGATCCAAAAAAAGCTTTTTTAAAAACGATTCACTGGGTTGTTGATTTTCTTTTCTTAAACGACTAGACAGTGCTTTTGAAAAATCATTATCGTTATTCATATCATAAATTTCTGGGTGATCCCTGTGCTAATTCTGGTGCTTGCGTGGGGACATTAGCGGTATTCTGAGCACTAGGGTTTTGTGGGTTAATTGTTCCATCCTCTTGTCCGAATTGTGCAGCAGCAGGATTTTCTGCTTGTCCCTGTTGCGCGATTTGCACAACCTCTTGAGCAAACTGCACAATCAATTGCTGAATTTCAGGTAGGAGTTGGGCAAACTCTGGGCTTTGAATGAATTGGTTTAAAGTATCAAGGTATTCTGGTGTTGGCTGTTGTGGAATATTTGGCATTTGACCTTGCTGGAGTTGCTGGATATCCAATAACGCCTGTTGCCCATCGGCCCCATTTAGTTGATTAGCCATTTGTTGAGAATTTTCCAACCCCATTCCATATTTTCCCAAATACTCTGCTGGAGATTGAAAGAACATCATTAGTTTCAATGTTCTACCCATTGGGTCACTCGCCCCTACATCTTTGTAAAAAGTATACGGATCAATCAATTTAAGTTTTGCCATCTCCAACGCTCTTCTTTCTGCCTTGATTTTGTCTGTACCAGAGGCAGTAGCGATTACTTGCATCCCATCGTTAATCATGTCTCGTTTAAACTCATATGCCGTTGCCAATCCATCCTCACCCAATACTTCAATGAAGTCAGACTCACTCTTTCTCAAACGGGTAAGCTGCAGATCAGCCCGTACCATCTTCTCGGCGGCGTAAGTAATAGTTTCATCCACCAAATTATCATGTAGGGTAAAATTCCCCTCTCTGGCAATTTGATTGCTGGTTGCCACGTCTGTTTGTAACTCTCCACCAATTGCATTAACCCCCGCTTTGGCTTGCATCCTAGTGCGAGTATCGTCATAATCCTTAAACTCTTGGGCAGTAGGCAAATCAGGAGGAATAACCCCATGAGTTTTTCGCACATCACCGTCCACTAACAAATCTTCGTCGGGATCATTTAAGTCCATTTCCTCAATGTCTTCAGCCCTCAAACCAGCCTCCTTAGAAAAGACGTGTTTGGTTCTATTTCTAAGCTTCTCCACCATCACCTTTCCCCGCTCATCCAGGGTATATTGCATCAAAATGAGCTGTTCAATACGGGAGGTAGCACTGATTGGAGCCTTACCTAATTGATCGGATACCATGAAAATATATGGCTTCTCCGGTTGCTTGAAATAATTACGGTAAAAAGTCTCTTCTCTAAATCCCTGGATTTGCTGATCATTTAAGACCGATTCTCGCACTTGCTGTTCAGTGAGCATTTCTTTGTAAGAAAAGAGTTTTTTCTCTCCCCCCCAATCCCAATTGGGATCACGCATCTTGTGAAGAATGAGATCGTGGTATTTCCAAGCCACGCCCTCAATCCTCTCCCATTCCTCTTCTACCTTGTTGTACCAAGTAAACCAAACCTCCCAGGGATGAACAATTGTCGCCAATCCCTTTTCCGGTGGCTTATCAAATTTATCAAAATTCAAACCATCCTTCTTCGCCATTTGTAAGATATCCTTTTCTTTCTTGGGAAAACGAACAATCATCTCCTTTATAGACGTGTGTAATCGCTCTCCAATCATGTCCATCCCGCTTGCCTCGTGAGTGCGAGAAAAAGCATCCAATACCAAATCCTCTCCAAGTGGATTGGTATATTCAATATCTCCGTTGTCACCCTTCTCAGGATTCCAAAGCCATTTAATACAACCAAAGTAATCAATCGGTTCACGCTTGAAAGCAAGTGTTAAGGCCATTCTTCGCTCACGAGATTTGCTGCGCGCATCAATTACTTTGCTGACATCTTCTGCAATCTTTTTAGCCTCGTCTCCCTCCTGCCCAGGAGTAACAATGAAATCAGGCATTTTGCTGACTGACACCGCTTTGATTTGTCGCTCTGATTCCCAAATCATATTGTCAAGCCATTTCCCTTCGTAATCTTTTAAGGCATCAATATCTATCTGTTGTCCAAGATAGTATTTTTCGTTCTGCTCTCTCTTTTTCTTCAGATCATACTTTTTCTCAAACTCTTTTTCGTTCTCTTTGAGCCGATCATTCAATATTTCCACCAACTCTTTGTCTTTAATATCCAAAGTGAGAGCATCTCGCACAATTACGGGGTCTTTTGGAGCAGCTTCGTCTCTCATGTCTCAATTATACATTAGAGAAATATCTTTCTTGAGATAAACTTCCTGAGTAAATAGTTGTGTTGACACCTGGAGTTGGAACATTGAAGCAATACCGGAATCTCGGTAGGTACTTCTCCCGGTTCGATTTCAACCACCCGCCCCTTGAAACGGAAAAGGGGGTTGCCACAAATAGGACATTTCCATAATACCCAGGTTCCTGTCTGATTCTCAATTAATGTCAGCGTGGTTACTTCCACATCTTTTACCTCCGTTAATGTATTTATTTTCATACTGCTCGATACGTTCTTCCTTTTTTTGGTATTGTAGCAAAAGCATCCAGATCCACCTTATCAATCATTGGTTGCTTGTGCTTGGGTGGTTGCTTTTGTTTTACTCCACCGATTTTGGTTGAATCTACCCATTTCAAACCAGAGAGAAAGTAGGAAACGTCATCAACCGCATGATCTTCAAGCGTGGTATCGAGGTCATCAGGCTTACTTTCATCAGGAATCATCATTGGAATAGTACGAATCAAATTGGGGTTATCTTTTGTAATCATCCAATATGGTAACCCATCTATTGCTACTCGCATCCAGTTCTCCATATTGGCCCACCGCCCAACTCTATTTCTTGACCCCATTGCAAATACCGGTCTGATACCACGCAACTCCTCAAACGCCTTAATCATCTGGTCGGTAATTGACATCGAACCGTCTGACTGGAGGTTCATCATCGAAGGATCAGTCCAGATTTTTCTCACACGATCATAATCAAATTTGGTAATTAATGTTTCGATCTGTTCATATGGAGATTTACCGGTACTGTACTCTTCTTTGAAAGTTACTACTCGCGTAAACTTAATTCCTTCGTAATCCACTGGAATGAGAGTATGAAGATGAGAGGAAAATGGCGCAGTTCTTCCCCAATCCATTGATCCTTCCACCACATATTCGTTCAAGGGAACAATACTTTTGTCCAAGCCGTGTGTGGCAAAACTCCAACGGGGAAAAAACCTTCCTGCTCCCTCCTCAAAAGAAGCCATATACTCCTGATTAAACCAAGAGAGCTTACCCTTTTCTTCGGCATCAGATCGTTTTTCATTAATGTAATCAACAAAAGCCTTTCTTTCTTTTGTTCCTTCTGCCCAAGCCATGTTATCGTAGCTTGTAAAATGCCAGGTTTCCCAATCATCTTTAAGCGCTATCTTCTTCTCGAAATTGGGGATAACATGTTGATGATCTCCCTGCAAAGCAAAATCGTGAAACCAATTTAATCCCTTTGGTGTACCAACGTAAATCATTCGATGGTTGGGTGAATCAGCAAGAGCCGGTTCAATCGTATCAAATGCTTCTGGCTTCACATCAGCAACCTCATCCCAGCCAATAAAATCGATTCCACTTCCCCGCAAACTATCGTAATTATCACTTCCCTTCAGTCTCACCCAGCTATCGGTGTGCCTAAAATAGAGCGAGAGTTCGCTTTTGTCAGCCTTACAGATACCAGCTTGAACGTAGGGCATGAAGTATTTGGTAATATCTGGATCAACCCAGTAAATCTCTTTTGCCTGACGATACAAAGGTAAAATGATCCATGCAATCTGTCGTGGTTTTTGAAGAGCTAGAGCAATCGCTTCGTTCAATAGTAGTGCGCTTTTACCAAATCTTCTCCCGCATACTGCCACCCGATACTTAGCCTTACTTCTGTGGATTAGTCGTTGGTTCTGGTGTGGGGTATACAGTTTGGGTATTTCCATCTAATTGAAGCTCTTTGTCTATTTTAACTGTTACATTTCCAGAATGTTCAGTTTCTTTTTTGTCCACCATGTCAGTTAAATTAATAGCCACAAATTTAGCAAAGATCGGATTATACAAACCGTTGAGTCCATTTTCAATTAGAAACCACTTCCTTAATTCCTTCGCATGCGTAAAAGCGTCTGAAAACTCCTCGTATTTTTTAACCCAACGATAGAAAGTATCGTAATGAATATTTACTTTTTTACAAAACTCTCTTACTGTAGGTATTCGATGAGGTAAACGCTTGAAATCTATCCATTTGACTTTACCTTGATCTTCTCCCTTATTCGGCTTGAAATAATGTGGTAACTCTATTTCATAAAAAGGCTCTTGCTCAAAAAAGAGAATTAACTCTCTACAATATTTAGGATCATATTTACTTGGTCGCCCTGCTTTATTTTTGCCCATCTTTTCTCTTTAATAGTTACCTACTTATAATCAAACATCAGATAATCATTATAATAAAAACTATTTAACTTTCCTAATGCTTCCTTGCTAATCTCATACTCCTGTTTATTTGATTTATTAACATGAGGGAGTGGCGTATCTACGGCTAAAACTTTCGATATATGTTCCCAATCCTTCTCCAAGTTCTCATACTTGCCCGTGAAATCCATCAAGTTTTCACTAGCGGGTAATGCCACGAATCTCCACTGTGGTTGAAAATAGATATTATCCGCCCAATCTCGATTCAAAATGTACTCTGAAATATTCTCTCCCTTCAGCTTTTGTGCGAAATATCCCGAAACAAAGCGATCAATGGGGTGACGAACGAAGGCAAACTTAAAAACCTCATCAAATTTTGGCAGTCCCATCGAATATTGGTTAAGAAAATAATAATATTTATCTATCTTTGCGTGACCCGGTGGGTTGCCTAAAACTCTTGAAATCGAAGTGCTAGCGGTTCTAGGTATCGAAATATTTATATAATTTCTTTTGTAATCATATACACTCATGTTAATTTTTTGATTAATAGCTTCAAATCAAAAAAACGACGGCGCGGCCACGTCCAATACTCAACTATTTCATTATATAGTTTCTCAATCAATTCTTTGTTCGATCCTCTAAATATTTCCCTCTTCAAAAAATCAACTACAGCACGGGGCGGCATTTCCCGATAATCTTCTCCTCCCAACAATGTGAAATAAGGAATCGACCCCTCCAAAACACCATCCTCCCAAAGCTCATGGATAGTTCTACCAGCATATTTTTTAGCAATTACTAATTATTCAAAGCCAGTGGAAGGTTTTTTGCTTGCACGAAAGATTGCCGCGTCCGCCTCCTGTTTATGCAATCCTCTCTCAGACCAGTCAAAATATTTTTCCAAATCTTTATTGGTGGCATTAATCTCAAGGGGAGCAAAATAACGCAGTACATCTAATTCGTTTTGCCTGTTATTAGATATCCTCACCAACCACTCCTTTCAGCGTTTCTTCCATCGCTTCCTGCTCCTCTTTCATCTTTGGATTAGCTCTCAACTCAAGCTCTGCTTTGTTGGGCCGCTTGATTGCTCCCACTTTTACCTCATCCCTCACCTTTTGAATGGGGGCTTTAAGAGTGTCTTCTTTGGGTGGAAGCAGCCAATATTCAAGTATTTTCTCCTTGCTTGCTCGGCTAATATCTGAGTCTATAATCTTGATGAGTAAATCTTGGTTCATAATTCTGTTTTTAATTTAAGTTTATATTCAAAACGCTTATTCCAAGGAAGCGATAGATATTCTTTGCGATATCTTTTCCAACTAAACCCTGACTTTTTTGCATATCGTTTTAATAATAAGACAGTTTTTTTATTCATTAAGTTTTTTTGGTCTATTCATTTTGTTTTTTTCTCTTTATGACTTTTCAGATGAGATTCCAATTTTTGTCTTGCTATCCATACATTACTATTCTCCTCGACAGTGCTGAATCTTTTGCCACAAACGCTACATTCTAAACTACATCCTAATTCTGTAATTTTTATATATGGTTTTGTTTTCATTTCATTTTGTCCTCTCCCATCCTCCCACCGGCTCAACATCACCCCACACTGGCTTCGCCTTTTTAATCTCGCTTTCTGTATGTATTCCTTCTTTTACCATAGCTTTGGCCCTTTTAGGATATGCTTCTACAAACTCTTTTGAAAGCTGCCCATCACGATATCGCTGGATTGTACTTTTGAAATATTCTTTGCGGCTGGTTTTAATCTCATCGCTGGTAAATTCTATATTTTGGTACGGCTTAGAAAAAGTTCTTTGACGTGTGTGGCAAATTCTACAGGGCAATATTCCGTACTGTTTGTCTTGCGTCGCTTTATTTACTCCACAAACCGGACAGTTCATTTCTCCTCAGTTTCATGCGGAATAATAGCATCAATAGTCATTGCCTGAATCGCAACGCTTACCGCATTAATAATTGCCGAAGTTAATACGCCAGCCGGATCAACTATTCCTTCTTTGACGAGATCATATATTTTTCCATCAGCAACATTTACACCCATTTGCTTACCCTGTCCCCTCAGTCGTTCGATATATTCTCCAGGGTCTATTCCCGCGTTTGTCAAAAGCTTCTTGAATGGAGCCTTCAAAGCATTTTTCATAATCTCTGCCGCATTATCAGTTCCGCCCTTGAGATTAATATATTCAACCAAATTAAGCAGCGTCACTTCACCACCAGGAACAATCCCTGTCTTTACCGCCGTTCGTGTGGCTTCCACCGCATCTTTTACTCGTTCTTTTCTTTCGTTCATCTCCACCGGCGTTGCTCCTCCCACCTTGATTACCGCCACTGAGCCAACGAGTCTACCGATTCGCTCTCTCAACTTGGCAATCTCATAGGCACTATCTTCTTGAGCAATCTCATTGGTAATTGCCTTGATTCTGGTTTTAATTTCCTTCTTGTTTCCCTTACCACCACGAATGATTGTCGCGTCCTTAGTCGCCACAATCTTTTGAGCGTAACCCAAATGTTCCAGTTTAACATCGTTTAACTTTATGCCTGAATCCTCACTAATTACTGTTGCTCCGGTAAGCGCAGCAACATCATACAAAAATGCCTTTTGTATATTTTCAAACAAGGGAGCCTGAACACAAAGCACGTTCATCTTACCGTTCATTTTATTCACCACAAAACTTGGGATTACATTGCCCTCAAAGTCCTGTGCCATTACAAACAAGGTTTTACCATGTGGAATCAGTTCATTTGCCAAAAAATTCTGCAATTCAACAAAATCACTTAAAACTTTGTCAGTGATTAATACTCGCGCACCTTCCAATACCGCCGTCTGATCTTGAGGATTAGTGATAAACAAAGGCACCCTCCATCCCTGGTCAATTTGAAAACCATCCTGCATTTCCACCAATGTATCGTGACTATTACTTTCCTCTACCGTAGATATTCCATCTTCCCCAATCTTGTCTATTGTTTCGCCAATCATTTTTCCTAATTCTTCACTAGCAGAGGAAATAATGGCAATCTGTATTTTCTTCTCTACTGTCTTTATCTTTTGCGCCTCAGAATTAATCTGCTCTATCAATGCGTCCCGCCATCTCTCTAGTCCTTCTCTTAGTTCCATTGCGTTCACTCCCGCCGCAATAATTCTGTTTGCCTCCACCGCAATATTTCTACCTAAAATCGTTACCAAAGTAGTTCCATCACCCACCTCATCAACCTGTTTTTTAACGGCTTGCAGTAAGATATCCGCTCCTAGCTTTTTGTATTTATCTGTTACAGTAATAGCTTTGGCAACTTCATAACCATCGTGAATTACTGATGGCTCAAATCCTCGATCAATCACCACGTTATTTCCACGCGGGCCAAGTGTCGTACCCACCGCTTTATAGACAATCTCAATTCCCTCTAAGATTTTGTCTCTGGCTTCCCTGCCGAAAATGATTTCGTGTTTATTTTTTTTCATTTAAGACTCCTCTAAGATTATCAAATGAAATAATATTATGCTCCTTGCCATTTAAGTATATTTTTTCAATTCCGTATGGTTTAAAAACAATACTATCTCCTTTTTTCACGTCAACACCATATACTTGTCCTGATTGATGAATTGTCTCTTTACCTACCTTGACCACAATACCAATGTTTGACGGCGTACCTTCCTCGTCGGCCACCAGAATAACGTCATTTTTCGTTTGGGTTACTTCTACAAGAATAAAACCTGGAGCTGGAGCAAAACCTATAACGGCCATATATTAATATATTATCAAATTTACTTTTATTTTCAATACACTCCCAACCAATTAAACCAAAAAGACGGAATCACTGCCGTCAAACTAATCAGCAAAAAAATCACTGCCGTTACAATTACTACAAGCATAAAACCAAAATATTGCTTTTTATTCATTTTTTAATTTCTGTGTGGCCCAGGTAGGACTTGCACCTACGTCTTCTTTCCCAGAAAGATATTTTTTGTTGACAGTTCCTCGCCCATCAACATCTCTATAAAACTACTGGGCCTTAATGATCCAAGAGGGTGAGTGAAACGGAAAAGAAGGGACTCACCCAAAAGTTAAACTACCATGCATCGCGGTACTTGTCGTAACTATCATCTGGCGCGTCATGGCGACCACCTTCTCCACGCGCTTTGTTTTGATTCGTCCAGTGACGGCCTTTACCTGGAACCAGACTGTTACGATAGTTGTCAGGATACCATTGTGTTTGCTTGCCGGTATCCATGTCCGTTGTTGAACCACTTACGCCCAATGCTCTCAAGGCATTGTCTACAATATCTTTGACTGGCATTGTTCCCTCCTACATGGGGTTACATTTTTTCGTTGTCAATGTTCCGTTTCATTAACCCTTCATAACTGCCGTCAGTGGTTGCTAACAGCAGTTACAAAAGGTTAATCTTTAATCTATTAAATTCAATTCTTTAGCACTTGTCCTACTTATTCTCTTCGTCTTGCCCTCAACTTTTATTTCCACCATATCTTCTTCTCCAGTTATCTCAATCTTATTTTCCAACGATACCGGCTCGTTACATGGACTTCGTCTCCCCGCTATGCTCATACATTTGATTGAACCGTAACAATTAAAGAAAGCATAATAGCTAACTTTTCTACCATTGAAGTCCTCGCCATTAAAGTCCATGCCATTGAAGTCCTTGCCATTGAAGTCCCTGCCATTGAAGTCCTCGCCATTAAAGTCCATGCCATTGAAGTCCTTGCCATTGAAGTTCCCACCATTGAAGTCCTCGCCATTAAAGTCCATGCCATTAAAGTCCATGCCATTGAAGTCCCAACCATTGAAGTCCTTGCCATTGAAGTCCTTGCCATTAAAGTCCATGCCATTAAAGTCCATGCCATTGAAGTCCCAACCATTGAAGTTCCCACCATTGAAGTTCCCACCATTGAAGTTCCAACCATTGAAATCAAATTTTTGGTCATCATTCATCAAAAAAAGATTGATACACTCTACGTTTCTAATTTCATCTTTAGTAGGTTCAAATTCAATACGCAAATCATCGTCTGGAAATATGAGGTCTTTGTTTCCATCTACTAACCCGGCTAATTCTTTGCTATTTTTTATTATTTTCATAATTCCTCCATTTCTCTTGCTCTGTCATCCATTACTTCGGCGTAAATATGCTCTTTCAAAAATTCTTCTCTAGTTTTTGGTTGGGTATCATAATATCTGGGTTTTGGTTTTTTAATTTCATCTAACATCCCCAAAAAATTATCCGCGTATCTCTTTGGATACAAACCATTAAGTAAATTCTCTGTTATTTGTTTGTCTATTTTATTTTTCATTCTACCAGCACATCCTTTACTGCTTCCCAAAGATCATCGCACAAGGTTGCCCCTCTAATTCCTGAAACATATGCGATTTTATCATTATATTTTTGACCATCACTATCTACATAAATAGAGTCATCGTTCTCTTCTAAAAACTCAATCATTTGGCCGATAGATAAGCCTTGTTCGGCTATAGCAATTTCTTTAGAATTATTAATATCAAAAGGATAATGTCGGTTTAACCAATTCAATAATCGCTCCATGCCTTTTTCAGAAAGCTCATTTAATTGTTCTTCTGTAATGTGTTGTTTCATTTTTATATGTTCACTTTAATCTAATTTTTCTTTTACGTGTTCAATAAATTTGTCCATTTTTTCCGAATAAAAACTGTCAAAAGTATCTGGCCTACCCTGTTGTTCCCACCATACAAAAAGAACTGACCTTAATCTTTGCGATAGTCTTTTTCCTTCTAGTTTAGCCTCTACGTTAATTTGCTCTGTGCCTCCACTCTCTGGTTCAATTAATAAATTGACATTTTTACCTTGTAAATTCAAAAAAGCTATTTTTTCTTTATCTACCAGTTCAGGCGTGTGTAAACTCAAACCTAACGATCCATCAACTTTACTTCTAATGCTAGTAATTATGGCTGGCGTATTGATTATTTTCACTTTTCTTTATTATATTTTGTATTTCTTCCGTTACACCACTTCCCTGTTTCTGTTTTGTGTGCCCACCACTCATCGTTGCCTTGTTCGTAGTGAGTTAATTTTACTTTGTGAATTGGACACATTGCACTGTCTTCAATTCCTTCCTCAGTAGCACCCGCTTTAACCATTTCGTCAGCACTAGATACACTGTCAATTATCCCTATACCCATCATGGCAAGCGCCCTACCAACTGCGGATGTTTCAGCGTTCTCCAAAGCTGCACTGGAATTAACCATTCCATCTCCCCACTTTGCTTGTGAATGTCCCGTAAAAAATCTATCTTGATACGCCATGTCAGGTATCACTTGGGCTTTGACAACAACCATCTCAGCATCAGAATCACTAAGTAAATGTGTGCGGATCATTCCGTTCTTGCAGTTGTCATTAAAGTAAGAGATACGATCCTTTACTAAGATATATTTTTTACCCTTAATGCTAATTGCTTTAGATTTCAAATCTTTACTCATATTCAAAAAACGTATTTGTTGTACCAATTAACAAAATCTAAATCTGTCATATTGTCTTCATCTTTTCCTTCCCAGCTAACACTTGCTCCGATTACATTCTTGAGATACCAATCGGCAGCGTCTTTAGCAATTTTTACCTTTTTATTCCAAGCAACGATTGTGGGAGAGAGAGGATTTTTAACCTTTATGTATTCAATGTAATCCTGGTAGTTATCTATTACTAAGTTCATATATTAATAATGTATACCATTTTGTAGTCTATGTCAAGTACCTAATTTCTTTGCTTTCTTTTCCCAATCTTGTTTCCCATACTTTTTCTCAAACGCGTCCATTTCGTTTTTAATCATCGCCCTCATATATTGCTGGCTTCCCATGCCATATTGACGGCTAATGACCTTTAACGCGGCCCACATGATGCCAGGGAACCTTGCAGCGCGTACTATCGTCTTGTCTTTTTCTGTTTTTTTCATTTTAACAACTCTTTCTCGTCATATTCTCCCAAATATTTTCCTTTTTTACCAAATATTTTTGCTTTCCCTTTTACAAAAACAACTGTTATTCCTAACTTCAAAAAATCGAAAAATGGATGCACCACTCCTAATGAAAAATGTAAATTAATAGCCCAATAAGAAACTGTCCTAACCTGATCCCAAACCTGATCCCAAACCTGATCCCCAACCTGATTCCAAATCTGATTCCCAACCTGATTCCTAACCTGATCCCTAACCTGATCCCTAACCTGATCCCAAACCTGATCCCTAACCTGATCCCAAACCTGATCCCCAACCTGATTCCAAATCTGATTCCCAACCTGATTCCTAACCTGATCCCTAACCTGATCCCAAACCTGATCCCTAACCTGATCCCAAACCTGATCC